CGATACGAGCCACTAACCCATGCGGTGAACAACCACTACCGCCTAATGGTGCTTGTCTACTAGGCTCGTTTAATCTGACTAAGTATGTGTCTAAAGATGAAGAAGGCTTTTGGACTTTCGACTTTGACATGTTTAAACTAGACATACCTATTGTAGTACGTGCTATGGATAACGTGGTCGACAGAGCTACTTACCCTCTTGTAGCTCAGGAAGAAGAAGCTAAGAACAAGAGAAGAATGGGACTAGGTTTAACTGGTGTGGCTAACGCTATAGAAGCATTAGGATATACCTACGGTTCTTCTGGTTTCCTAAAGACTCTAGAGACTATCATGGTAACCTTAAGAGATACAGCATATAGGACTTCTATTGATTTATCTAGAGAGAAGGGTTCGTTCCCTTTATTTGACTCAACTAACTACCTTGTTAGTGAGTTTAGTTTAACCTTACCAGACGACATAAGACATGGCATACGTAAGCACGGTATTAGAAACTCTCACTTACTTTCCATAGCTCCTACAGGTACTATCAGCTTGTCTGCAGATAATGTAAGTTCGGGTATAGAACCAGTGTTTAGTCTATTCTATGACAGAACCATACAGACTTTTGATGGGCCTAAAGTAGAACGTGTAGAAGACTACGGCTACAATGTGTTTGGAGTTAAGGGTAAAACTGCTGACGAGTTATCTGTGTTTGATCACGTAAAAGTGCTTAACTTAGCTAGTCAGTTTGTGGACAGTGCTTGCTCAAAAACTTGTAACGTAGGAGACGAAGTTACTTGGGAAGATTTTAGAGATGTATATATGAGAGCCTACGATGGCGGTGCTTCTGGTTGTACTACCTTTAGAGCTTCTGGTAAGCGGTATGGCATACTAAATGCTGCTGCATCAGAAGATATTGCAGAGGAAGACGAGAAACAGCTTGACTTGTTTATAGATGAAGATGTAAAACCTCAATCAGTCGAAGGTGGCGCTTGCTACTACGACGCTGAAACTGGCTTAAGGAGCTGCGAATAATGGAAAACCAACTACCGCTATATTTAGAAAAGCACTTAGAGGATGTAGGTGTTATGAAAGACCCTAAGTTGTCTAATCAAGAGGAGCTTGAGAATCCCTATACTGCTGTCTTCACTTCATTTGGCTACGAGGTGTATGATGAAGATGAGGAGATAAAGTTTTGATCAGCCCCATGACTGCTGAAGAACGATTACGTTCTATTGAGCGTGACAACGTAAACAACCCTGCTCACTATGGGCAGGGAGAGATAGAGTGTATAGATTATATACTCGACTTCTTGACTGACGAAGAAGTTATAGGTTACCTACGTGGGAATATAGCTAAGTACCTTCATAGGTGGCGATACAAAAACGGCATAGAAGATCTTAAGAAAGCTCAATGGTATCTTAATAAACTTGTAGAGTATGAGGAGAAGGTAATAGAAGGAAGAACATAATGTGGACTGCAGTCCTTGTGCTGTGTAGCTCTCTAGAGTTTAATGATTGTTGGTCAGAGGCTAATAGAACTTTAGTAGACTCCCACGAAAAGTGTAACTTTTTGTTGGCAGCAGGTATAGAAATGTTTGAGTACTCTGGTCTATACATTAAAGATTATAAGTGTATACAATGGGGTACTAGTACATAAAAAAAGGGGTCTCTTCGGAGACCCCTTTAGTTTACATAGGAAGTACAGATAGTATACTATCTTATTTTCTTTTTGTGAAGCTCGACACTAACTTATAAGTTCCCATTCCTATGGCTTGTGGTGTGGGCAAGAGCCATCCCAACAGAAGCAAGAGTAAAACCCAAGGGGGTATGTTAGTGTTGAGGATTTTAATTTGCTCGACTGACTTTGCCTCGACCTCTTTGCGTATTTCTGTTGTAACGATATCCCTGCCTGCATCTTGTTGATTCTGTTGAGCGACAACTTGTTGTGTGTTCTCTTTTCCTGCAAGTACATTCGCATTTACAGTTGGACCCCCCTTACTAGATAGAGGGTTGAGGAAAGAAGGTATTGCTGAACAGCCAACTAAGAAACTACTTAGCAGAAGACTTAGTATAAGATTCTTCATGTATCACTCTCGTAGGGGTTACAGTTGTTTTAGATTCTTTACCCATCCATATGCCAAAGCACCCTGTTAAAGCACCCATACAGACCGACACCAGACCTGACTGTTGTATTGTAGGATCAGGTAAAGCCATATACCAATGAACCGCCTGATATGTCAGCACAGTTACAGCCAACATCATTAGCCTTGGTATTATCTTCCAATCATCTATCATAGTATGTGCCATGTAAAACCTCACTTGTTAGTATATAAACAATGAACAGCAGAATTAGTGTTCGTAATTAAAACAGCAGCCTTTGCTTTCTCTAGTTCACACACTTCTTCTGAACCATAAGTTCCAATTTGATAATAAGTAAAACTTCCATTTAGGAATTGCATCCAAATTAAAAACCACATTACCAACGCCCCTGCCATTTACCTAGAATATAAAATGCTATAAACAATATACCACCACTAACAGCAAATATTATAGCACCTATCGCAAAGTTAATTGCTGCATCTATTTGCTCCTGTTTCTTATACAACTCTTGCTTTCTTTTTCTACGCATCTGAGCCTCTATCTGCAGCACCTCTTTCCAGGCGCTTGGTCCGTATGTAAATGAGATGTGATCTTTTATCTCTGCTCGCATAGATTCCATCTTCTTCTTATGTGCAAAGATTTCTATGGCGGTCTCTTCGTCAGACCCTTTGAACGTCTTCTTCCAAAATGGTGGATTCTTTTCACGCTCTTCTAAGTTAGTAAAGTCAGAGAAAGCTTTACCCCAGTTAGCAAGCTGACTTGTCATATCCTGGAAATCTTTACCTGCACCAATAGCTGCCTTCAAACCCTTGAAAGCGCCGGTAGCCATCATTACGCAACTTACTGGGTCCATTACTTATCTCTTAGTGCGTGTTCTATACTATCTAGTTTATTAAAGATGGCCTTAACAGTTTCTTTTAGCTCTTTCATTTCTCTATCGTAGGCTAGTCTATTAGATTCATACTGTACCTGTAGTACAGCTATATCTTTTTCGTTCTTTGTAGACTTCATAAATATAAACCACACAACGAAAGCAAGTGGTGGTGCTAACCACTGTGCTATAAACGTAAGCATCTCCATTACATTAACTCAAAGTGAGGCGCATCAATAAATGGCCTACGACCCTGTGACCTACGTAAATCTACGTATGCCATCATAGCATCTTCTGCAGAACCTGGATAAGATCTTATGTCTCCCTCAGACCAAGCAGCTCCCCATTTTACACTACAACCCACTTCATATGCAGCTTGCTTAAATGCGTCACAGATATTGTCATACAAGTTTAGTTCCCACGATACGTCTGGTCCTACATAGGCTACTACGTCTACTGCATGACTAAAACCAGTTTGTTGCAGTAAGTGTTTAGAGTTCATCGTCTGTGATTTTCCCGAAGCTACATTAGCTTTCTGTTCGTCTAAGGTACGTACTCCCTGTGTAACTCCAAAGTCTACGTCTGTAATTTGTATGGCTCTTTCTACCACCCCAGTCATAGCAGGGTGAACACCCTCTAATCTATCCATTGATCTTTGACTTAATCTAAATCCCATGTTTACCTCCTTAAGGGCTTGTAGGCCATGTTGGGTTAAGGGGATCAAAGCCATCAGCCTGCGGCATATCCCTTAGTTGTTGTCTATAAGTTTGCCACTGTGTCTTTACGCTTCCGCTTAGTGGACTGTCGTTTGTTTGTGTCCAGTCAGATTTAGTTAAGAGTTGATTTCTATCCTCTCTAAAGTCATCTAAATATTTTTCACCATAGAGATCATTTATATCTGTTTCTGATAATGATTGGACAACTCCATCAACACATTTTGTAAGCTCATCTTCATAGGTATCAAATACCCAAAAATCATCTAAGGGAAAACTAGTTAAATCAGGTTCATCACTAGCTTGTACTCTAAAAGCCAATCCCCCATTTGTTTTGCTATAGATACTTTTATTTATCATAATTATCTCTACGCCTTAAATGCTACTGCAGCGCCAAAAACATCAGCATAAATAGCACGGCTACTACTTAAACTTCTATATTGAAATGTAATTGAAGCATTACTTACTGAACTTGATACTACCATCAATGATGTTGATGCAACTGCATTTGTTGCTAACCTGTTTTCTGGAACAGAGAATATTGGAGTTCCGCTTGGAAAAGTCCCAGTAGTAAAACTTTGAAATGAAGTGCTAAAATTTACACTTGACGCATACATTGCAAGTCTTTCACTATTCGCTGAAGAGCTAGGAGTATTGTTATTCTTTTTAGCACCTACTGGTAATAAAATAACAGTTCCAGGATCGCATGCGCCTAAAGAAAGAGTAAAACTACGCATCGATGAGCTAATTGGGGCATATATTGTATGAGAAGCATTATAAGTTGCATTTGAAGTAATACCTGTAAGCTTATCAGCCGTGATAGTACCTGCATTTATGTTTGCACCATTAATCGTACCTGCATAAATATAACTAGAAACAATAGTATCCGCTTCAATTGATGCTTGTGACCAAGAGCCTCCCGAATAATGGTAGTATTTTTTAGTACCAGTATGAAATAATAAGTCTCCGTTTGTTACCCCCGACGATGGAAAACCATTTTGATAGAATACTGTTGCTTTTCCTAGTGCCGTTGTATTTGCAGAGTTAGCTGCTGAAGCAGCAGAATTAGCAGTACTTAAAGCAGTTGCTGCATTTGAGTTAGCAGTGTTAGCTGTTGATTGTGCAGTTGCTGCATTTGATACACCAGTGTTTGCTGTAGATTGAGCCGCAGCCGCAT